TCATCTAAAACAATTATGTTGTCTCCAGCTTCATAAGAACTTTGCGCTGCTTGCTTATCTAATCCTAATTGCTCTATAGCTATGTCTAATCTTTTTTCTTCAACCTGTAATCTTCTCTCTGCTCTGTCTTCAGCACTTCTTTCAGCCTTAGTCATAACATCACCTCTATCCACCTCAACAGAGATAGTTTGATTAATTTCTTTTTTAAGAATTTCTAAAGCTTTATCTGAATCATAACTAAATTCACCAGTATTGATGTCATAATATATAGTTTTATCTTCATTTTTTTTGCTTTCATCTTGTGTATAATTATATCCATTTTGATATAAAATGCTTAAGACTTGAGTTTCATCTCCTAGTAAAGCTTCTGCAACAGAATCTATGGTAGCAGTTGCTGTCTTTGGATCAACTTTAGCACCCTGTATAGTCGTAATAGTAGTTCCATCATCAGTTTGATATTTTATTACTCCTTTATCTTCTATAGCTTGTTTTATTTTTTGTTTATAATTGTATGCAAGTTCTTTACTAGATGATAACTGACCAAGTTGAGATACATTTACTATTTCATTAGTGGGATTTCCTTGTTCATCTGTTTTGACAAGTATTAGTTCGTTTGTTCCGGGGTCGACTATAGCTGTTGTGTTTTTAAAATCTAGCATGTCAGAAGCTAGTTGAAGCTTAAACATAGCCTGTCCTGACAACCTGTTGTTAGGGTCATTCGATGTAGCTAATTTCATATATTCATCATAATTGTCGTTGAAGTTTGTCGAATACAAAAAGAAATTTTCTGTGCTGCTTTTAAGATTAGCTCTTTTGGTATAATATTCTTGCTCTGATATTTGACCACTTTTTAATTTATTAATTAAATCTAAGGAGGCTACTGAAGCTTGGTTGGCAAATGAACCAACAACGTTATTTAAATCTGTGTTATAACCCTGTGGTTTATTAATTAAATCTTTTTGTAGTTGATTAAATTCTGTCTGAATATCATCCTTACGTTTCTGACGATCAGCTTGGTCAGCTTGAATTCTGTCAGTAAAATTTTTACTTATTTCTCTCCAGTTAATTTGTACTGGGTCGTCATCTCTTACGTATCCGTATCCTAAAGCCATAATTTAACCTTGTTTAAATAATGGAGCAAACAAACCTGGTTGCCCCGTCAAACCAACTCCAGCCATATAATTAGGATCGTATTCTGGCAATCCAACACTTTGAATATTAGCATTACCTAATCTTCTTGTCCTTCTTGTAGGATTTTGTTGTCTCGTAAATTGTTTTGCTTGTTGTAACCCCTCTCTTCCAGAAAACAAATCTGCTCCCTCAAATCCTGCTGCTGCTATATCAAACATACCCCCTATAGCTTGATTCATAGCTGAAGCACCCATTTCTTGTGCTTGCAGCGCTCTTTGCTGCTGACCTACTGCTTCTCCTAAATCTAAATCAACTCTTGCTCCTTGCAGTCTTGATTCTTCTTGAGCCCTCATCTCGTCTATTCTTTGCTGTTCACGTGCCATAGCAGCTCGCTGCTGGGCTTGTTGTTGTTGCTGAGCCATTAACACTCTTCCCGCTACAGCGCCAGCACCCCTTTGGTCTCCCTCGATTCCTGCCTGTAATGCAGCTGCACCTGCTTGTGCTAATGCTTCTCTTTCTAATTCAAAAGGTTCTTTTGCTATTGTAAGACCTTCTAAATAATTTACATCTAATTTTGATTTAGCCTCATCAAAAGCTTTTTGTGCTGCTTGTTCTGCCTGACTCTGTAATTTTCTTTGTTTGGATGCTTGAGCAAAGCTCATTCCAGATCCTAATGCAGCTGATCCAATTGAAACTAATGCCGCCGTTTCTAAACCCATATTATAATATTTTAATTAACTCAGTTGAAATGTTTCCTTTTTTGAAATCTAAATTTAAGTATGTATCAATTAAAAACCTATTGTTATTATTTGCAAATATATACTCCATGCCATTTTTTTTACTTACTGATGTTAAATTTTCAATTAACATTTTTAAACATTCTTTTCTTTTTACTCTATGTTTTTTATCTGATATTATCCATTCTATCCAGGATACTTTTGAATTAGTAAAGTAAATAAATCCCGCACATACAGGTTTTTCATTGAGCAAAACCATTAACCCACCTTCACCTTGGTCTGGTAAAAAAGACTTACTTGGAGGTTCGAAATTCCATTCTTTCCACCATTTTACCAAAACATCCTCATAAT